ACGCTCTCCGCGCCGATATCTCAATCCACATTCTCGGCGTACGGGAAAAAGTCATCTTCTCACCGAGATAATTCTCGCAAACAATTTTAATCAACGGCGATTCCTCCTCGAAATCAATGCCAGCCTCTGCGCGTTTTGCCGATTTACCCGATTGACGTCGGCAGGCGTCGGGGCGGCCGGGCTATAAATGTTGCTGGTGTAGTTGATAGTCGGGCCGGCCGCGGGGGCGGCCGCGTAGGCCGGTTGCTGGATATTCCAGTCCGGGGTATTAATGCCGACTGCAAGCTCACGCATTGCGTCGGTCATGCTCGCCGCCACGGACTTCATCTGGTTGCTAAATCCTTCGCCGATGCCGAGGGCGACATTCTTTCCGATAGCGTCCGCAAAAACTTTCGACGGAGAGCCGATTTTGAGCCCTTTCTTAAATCCTTTTACGAAATCCTTGCAGAATCCACTGATTTTGTCCCATAGCCAGCCAGCCGCCCCGGTAATGCCGTCCCAAATCCCATGTATAACGTTTTTACCGATGTTCAGCATTTCGCCGGGGAGATTTTTAAAGGCATTAACAATGGAATCAAAAGTGTTCCGCGCGGCAGTTCCGGCAGACGAAATCATATTGCGGCCCCAATTCCCGATATTAGAAATTACAGTCGTCAAAAATCCCCAAATTCGTCCTGGAAGCTGCGCAAACCAATTTCCCACCCCGGAAATCGTTCGGCTTGCTGCCGAGGTCGCGCTGCTGTAAGTCTGCTTGCCCCAGTTGCCAATCCTCGCGATAGCTTGCAGCAACCAATTCCAAATCCGCCCCGGGAGCTGCGAAAACCACTGACCAATGGAATTGATGGTTTTGCTCACCCATTGTGTGGCAGAATTCCACATATTCGCGCCCCATTTGCCAATGTTCGTCACGACCTGCACCAAAAAAGTCCAGATGCGACCAGGAAGCTGCGCAAACCAGCCAATAATCCCCTGAATGATCTTTGGAAGATCGGTTGTCACCCAGTTCCAAACGTTTTTCCCGAAATCAATTACGGCCCTGATCGCGGTCCCAAGCGCAAGACCCAGATTATAGGGGATTTGCTGAAACCATTGACCGACCGCCGCAATCCAGGTAGGAATTGTAGTCGTAAAGAATGAAATAATCCCGTTCCAACAATTCTCAAAAAACTGCCCCACCTGCGTCCACAGTCCATTCCACCAACCGGGAATCGCGTTAAAGAAACTGGTAACCGTTCCCCATGCGGCCGGGATGGTAGTAGTAAAAAATCCGATGATACCATTCCAGATAGTCGTGAAAAATGCGCCGATTCCCGCCCAGAGAGCATTCCACCAGCCCGGAATCCCATTAAAAAATCCGACGATGGCCGTCCATCCGGATATCAATCCATTTCGGAATCCCTCGTTGGTGTCCCATAAATGCTTTACCGCGATTACCAGCGCGGCAATCGCGGCAATAGCAATTAAAATTCCTGCTACAATCGGATTTGCCATTAAAAGAGCGATCCCTTGCGCTATACCTCCAATGCCAGTTGCAAGTTTCCCTACCAAAATCAGCAGCGGGCCGATGACAGCCGTGATGCCTAAAATTGTAAGGATAATCTGCTGCTGCTGTGGGTTCAACGCGGCGAAATTGTCGGCAAGGCCCTTGATAAAGCCGGTCAGTTTTTGTATCATCGGCAGCAGCATTGTGCCAATCGAAATGGCAGCAGTTTCCAGAGAGCCTTTCATTTCCTCCAGCGCCCTTTGCGTCGGGCCCATCTGCGAATTTGCAAGCCGCGAAGCCGCGGTCTGGTCGTTGGTTGCCTTGGTGTATTTCGATAATCCTATGGACCCTTCGCCCATCAGCACCGTTGCCGCGCGGGTAGCATCAGACCCGAAAATCGTAGTCAATGCCTGCTGCTTCTGCTGGTCGGATAGCCCGCCAAGATGCGTTTTTAATTCATCCGCGATGCCACCCGCATCTTTCATATGACCATTTGAATCCCACACATTGATTCCAAGGGATTTCATTTCCTGCGCGGCGGCATTCGTCGGCGCGCCGAGCCTTTGCAGCATCGTTTTAAGCGATGTACCGGCATCGGACCCGGCAATCCCCGCATCAGCGAAGGCACCGAGCACGGCCGTCGTATCCTGTATGCTCCAGCCGGCAGTATGTGCCTGCGCGGCACACTGCGACAGGGCATCCGCGAGCGGGCCGACGTCCGTGGATGATGCCGCCGCCGCGCCTGCCAGAGCGTTGACAGCCTGCGCGGCATCGTTCGCGGAAAGCCCGAATCCACCCATCGCCTGTACAACAGTATTTGCCGCATCTCCGAGGTCCATCTCGGACGACGCCGCAAGGTCCATTGTCGCCTTTAAGGCACCGCCCTTAATGTCCGCCTCCGTCAAGCCGCCTTTGGCAAGCTCCGTCATGGCATTGCCGGCCTCGGTAGCGGAAAACTGAGTTTTTGCGCCCATATCCATCGCAAGGTCACGGAGACTGCCCATTTTGTCCATAGGGACGTTTAGCGCGCCGGCGGTCTGCGACATAGATGTCTCAAAATCCGATGCCGTTTTTACTGCGGCACCGCCAACCGCACCGATTGCTGCAGTAGCGGGGAGCATTTTTTGACCCGCATTGGAAATCTTTTCCCCGGCGCCCTTTGCTTTTTCTCCAAACGCGCCAAGTACATTACCCACTGTTGTGGATTCTTTTTTCAGCCCTTTTATTTTTTCCTGCGTGGAGGTAAGTTCGCGCTGATAGGCCTGGTATTGTTCAGTCGAAATTTTGCCTTCGGACAGTTGCTTTTTCAAATCGCTGTCTGCGGCTTTAAGGGTTTTCTCTTTTTCCTGCAAAGCCAGCAGTTCCTTTTGCGCGACCCCAGCTTTTTGCCCCAGCAATTCGACATTGGTCGGGTCAAGTTTAAGCAAGCGGTTTACATCCTTGAGTTGTGAGCCAGTCTCACGGATTGTACCGTTGACGCCTTTCAAGGCAGACGACAGCGGTCCGGTGTCGCCACCAATCTCAACCGTAATTCCTTTGATACGACCACCTGAAGCCATAAAATCACCACCTATCAAAATCGGCTTGCGTCGCAAGCTTCGGATACTTATACTCGTCGTTTTTCTGTTCGGTCAGCATATCCAGCACCATCCCCACGGTCAGCAGGTCAAGGTCTGATATGCTCAATCCGAGTTCCACACAGCGCAGCAAAAAGAGCGGGGTGTTTACTTCCCGCTCTGTGGGCCGCTCTTTTTTTTTGGGATGCTCATGGTCTGCATATTAAAGCCCCAGAGTTCCAAAATCTGCGGCAAGATTTCCGTAATCGAAAACATGGCGAATTGTTCCAGCCACTTATCCGGGTCCGACGGAACATTGTCCGGGTCGGCATGTTTCGCAAGCAAAAAGGCCACATTCTCAAACATTTCAAGGTCCAGCGCACCGAGCTGCTCGCCCTCTGTCTTTGTCTTTTCGAGGCGAGACTGGAGAGCGCCGAGGTCCTTAAAAATATCCCGCTTGAATTTAATACGATACAGGCGCGGGATGGAGGCGTCAGCCTTCATCTTAACCTGTACGTCATTTCCATCGGTGCCTTTTACTGTGATTGTTTTAATCATTTTCCATCCACCTTTCTTGTTTTTTTCGCATAAGAAAAGCACCCTCCGAAGAGGATGCTTACTATGAATTTTTGTTTTTTATTTTGCCAACAGCTTTTCAATGCCGGCGTTGATGCGGCTCAGCTGATTGATGATGATCCAGTTTTGTTCCACCAGCGCCGATAGGTAGGTTACCTTTGCCTGGTCCGGCGCGTTCGAAAAGCTCAGCGCCATCCCGGCTTTCAAAAATCCGTTCCCGGCGAGATCCGTCGCAATCTGTTTTACGGTATCGAGGTCCTGAGGCTGGAGCTCATCCAAATGATATTTTGCCTGGAATTTCTGCATCTGCTCCGCTTGCTTTTCTTCTTTTGATTTTCCACCGAACATATTCATTCCACCTTTCAATAGGATGCCTGCTGTTTTTTTATTTTATTTTGCGAGAACCTTTTGCTTTTCCAATTCAAATTCCGCTTTTGTCAAAGCTCCGGAACCTTTTTATCAAACATGGTTCACGCACTCCCTTCGTTTACCAAAATTATACTCCCGCGGAGGGAGCGCGTCAACTCTGTTTACGGCGTTGCCGCCGCGCCCGGCAGATGTACCGCGTCATACCATCCCTGATAGACGCCCGTTGTGGTATCCGCCGTGGTCTTGCCCTTGACGATAGTGGAAATAGTCTTCGCAGTTTCCCCCGTGCCGATGGTGATAGGTTCTGGCAGTGCCAGCGGCGACGCCGTGATGGTGCCCGTCTCCGTCTTAGGCTCCACGGAATCCTCCGTGGTCTCGCTTTCGACGGACGAGCGCGTCATTTTGCAGTTATACAGGACGTGCCGAATCGCGTTTTTGTCGCCCTCAAACTCAAAAAGCAGCGCAAACGCTTCCGGCTGGACCGACGCATCCTCAATCTGTACCCCGTCAGCATCCTTGACGTCGCCCATAATTTCCTCCCGGAATTCGTCCGGGACCAGAGCGGACTCAAAATCGCCGGAATAGCCGTTATTCGCGACCGACACATAATATGCCGTATCGTCCGCGTAAAACGGCGTTGTGTCCCCCTCGGCATCAAGGCCCAGAGACACGGCCCCCGGCCATGCGACGGGCGCAGCATAGGTCGGAGTGCCATCCACGCCGATGGTCATTTTGGCGTAGTGGACGTTCCGCAGGCCAAACTTGACTTTATTTTTATCCATCGTTCAACACCTCTAATTCATAAAGTGCCTCAAAACAGTGCTCTGTTTCGAGATATGTTTCTTCTGTTTTCTCATAATAAATTCCTGCCGCTGTCAACGCGTCCTCGATTTTTTTCTCGGAGACCGGGTCTTTTTTTGCAGTGTAAAGTTCTACCTGCATATGCCGGGCGGAGGAATAAGCCACGTTGTCCGCGCCAAAAGAGTTCCCATAGGCTTCAAGATAGCAGCCCCACGGGAGCGCTGGAGCCTTCCCGACCGGCCACGAATGATAGACAAACGGGATTCCGGTGCCTTCCAAAATCGTTTTCAGCGATGATAATTTCATCCTTTTTTCACCGTCGCTTTCACCCGGCGGTCAAGCTCTTCCTCGGCATGTTCATCCGCCGGTCGGATATGCGGCCGCCCGGAGACGCGG